GGATGGTATATCTTCAACTTCTCTAAAACCACCTGCACCGCCTCCACCTCCGACACCTACAGAAACATTTTCAACACCACCGCCTCCGCCTCCAGCTATTACTAGAGCATCAAAGGTAGCTGTAGCAGGGTCAAATGTTCCGCTTGAATTAAATGTTGTTGTTTTTGCTGCGGTTGTTGCTACTGGATTATCTTTACCGACTATACCGCCATTTGTGTCAGCCATGGTTAGACCTCATTCCATTGCTTATTAGTAGCATCCCAGTCATAATTTGTTGAGTCCACTTTACCTTTCCATTTTTGATTATCTTCATCCCAAAATATTAAAACAGGATTCGAGCTAATTTCATCTACATTAGGATAAGTAACTGGTGCTTGCCAGTCATCATTAGAATCTAATGACCAAGATGAATATGGTTGTGGTAAGATAAATTTATCTTTACTTGCATCATAGTTCATGCCTATACCTGCGTATTGTTTTCTAAAATTATGATTGTATGAAGTTTGTTTCCAAGCAACTCCGCCTGTTGAATGTGGAACAATAGTTGTTACAAATGTTTCTGCATCTGCGTGTTGATCGCCACCATTAGCAGCTACATCATCGTTAGATATTACTACTACTCGTAATACTTCGTTGCTTGAATTAAGTTCTGCAAAGTGAGCCATTGTTAAATACCTCCTTAAGCGTCATCTAGTTCTTCGTAACTAATGGTATAAGTTAAGTCTGAGTTAGCACTTGCACCACCTTCTAAAATGTCTCCTTCTTCAAGATAAATACTTGAGTTTTTATCTATTAAGACAAGAGTTGCATCTGCTGGAACAGCTATAGTTGATGCAAACAGAACTACAGAACCACCACTTTTTATGATTCCCATTGTTACAGTAGCCGAGTTTGTACCATCAATATTCGCGATAATGATACTGTTTACTTTTAATAACTTATTACTAGCACAAGTTAATAAATCAGCTGTCGTAGTAGTTGTTAAAGCTCCATTTATACTATTACCGTATATCGAAGTTACTGCTACTAAATTTGGATTTGCCATAATATTCTCCTAAGTTTAACCGAAGACTAAAGCCATAGCAATAGCTTTACCTGTTGTTGCTTTTGTATCAAGCTGGGTTTGTATGTTGGAAGTTACTCCGTCAGTATAATTTAATTCTGCTGCTGTTGCGGTAATAGTAGTACTTGCAATAGATAAAGCATCTGTTTCTAATGTGCCATCTACATCCACATCTCCAGAAATATCTAACGATGCTGCGATAATTTCACCACTAGCGTTTATTGCTCCATCAATGTCAATAGTAGTTGCAGCTATCTGAATTTCTGTATCAGCTACTAAATCTAACTGTCCATCAGCACTAGAATTAATATATATAGCTGTATCTCTAAACTGTATTTTATTATCAGTGGCTATAGTAGTTGCTGCCGCTATGTTTACAGTACCATCAATATCTACAACATCTAAGTTAGCTGTGCCATTAACATCAATAGCTCCTTCAAGGTCTATATCACCATTAACTATAAGATCATCCGTAACTGTGAGATCGTCTTGTACTTTTAAATCAACTACATTAAGACTAGCAAAAGCGTCAACAACTGCTGCACCTGAACCAGCACCATCTAAATAAACTGCTTTAGTATCTCCAGCAGGTATGGTTATGTTTGCACCTGAACCTTGAGAAATAATAATATTTTGAGACCCGCTTGTTCCGTTTTCTATAAACTGAACCCTTTTCATAGTGTTTGGTCCAATAGTTATAGTACAAGCAGAATCTAATGTTCCTGTATATTTAAGAAACATTGCACGACCTGCATCAGAACTTCCGTCTGCTACTGTCGTTGTGTGTGTATCTGCGTTGGTTGTTATAGCTTCAGTACCGTAACCTAAAGCTTCCCCGATAAGTTCGAGGTTAGTGTTCGTTGTTGTTCCCCAAGTTCCACTGGCGTCACCAGTTCCCATTTCATTGAGTCTTAGGTTATTTACATATGTACTTGCCATGTTTTATATCTCCGTACTTTCTTGATTGTATATGGTTTTTATCAAAATGTTAAGCTACTTCTTGCCAATTAGTCGTTACTCCTGGAACTACTTCACCCCAAACAAGAACTAAATTAAGTTCGCCTGTTGCTATAAGTGACGTTAAACCCACAGTAGCTCCTCCTGTTACTTCTGCTAAATCACCTAATGCCGACGTTGCACTAAGTCCTGCAATACCGAATCGGTTATCGGTGATTGTTGATACACTAGCTAGTGCAGAAGTACCTGCTAAACCAGTAAGAGATACGTTAGCAACCCCTGTTACGGTTTCATTACCTAAATCACCACTTACAGCAACACCTGTTATATCAACTTCTGCTGTACCTGTAGCAGTTTCAGTACCCAATGCAGAAGTACCTGCTAAACCAGTAACTCCTGTAAGAGCAACACCTGTAGCAGTAGCTGTTCCTACCGCTCCTGTAGCCGCAACCCCTGTTTCCGCAACTATTGCAGAACCTTTACCTGTAACAGAACCTAAAGCAGAAGTAGCTGCTAGTCCTGTTTCGGTAATATTTGCATCACCTGTGACTGTTTCTGAGCCTAACGCAGAAGTACCTGCAACTCCTGTAAGAGCAACAGGTGCAGGTTCACCAAAGGGTCCTTCGCCCCAAGTGGCTCTGCCCCAGCCAGCAATACTAGCCATAAGCTAATTTAGGCTATTCTGATAATTGCGTTAGATGCGTCTGCTGTTGGAAATGTTATAGTAAAACTACCTGCTGTAGATGTTTTATCTCCTCCAAAATCAAACACAGCAACTGCTGGATCACCTGATTGTGTATCATTATAAATCATACACCCTCTTGCAGTAACCGTAGCTGTACCAAAAGTTAAGTCAGCAAAGTCAGTAAACGCTGTTGTTCCTGAAGATGTTGGATTAATGTTGGTTAACGCTGCTCCACCTGAAGTATAGTTTGTTCCAGATGCTTGGTTTGTTGTTGTAAATGCAGTTGTTGCTGCACTCATTGTTGCTGAGCTTGTGTATAAAGCTAGTTTGAAAGAATTACCACCAGAAGCAAGAAAATTATGTTTCCCTTCTAATAGTTCCTTTTTAAAGCTAGTACACATTGCTTGTGTTATCGCCATTATAGTCTCCTGATAATATTAGCTAAGTCTTTTTGACCTTGCTGTTCTAATTGATTACATATTGTACACATATGGTTTTTTATCGCCTCTTGCATATAATACATAACTATCTTTTTACACGCATCTCTAAATGCATGAGCTTGTGCCCTTATGGGTGCAGGAGCTGTATCGCTCACAGAAATTATTTTATTAACCGCCATTTCAGAAACTTCATCGACACTAAGTCCTCTGTTATCTGTGGTGGTTACGCCTAAACTACCTACTTCTAAATCTGATCTTAAAGAAAACATATTAATACTCTTTCGGTTCTACAGGATTTAATTCTTTTAAATCATGTCTATTAATAATCCCTACAGGTTTGTTTTCTGGTTCCATCTGTACTTCAGATAGTTTACAAACACTCATGTCTTTACCATCTTGGTAAACAATCTTAGGATCATCAAGTCTATGATAACCGTATAGTTTCTCATGTAAAGGAATATCCATGTCTAACAAAGTTGATCTAGGAGCAACTTCAATTTGCATTCCTGCATCAATACATTTAGATAACCAAAACTCAGTACATGATCTACCCGCTTCTGCAAAATGCATATTGCTTCTATAAGTAAAATCTATTCCAAATAATGAAATTTTACCAACCTTACTCCATAATGCAAAAGCTATAGCGTAAGGAATAGTATTATTAAAATACGAACATCCTAAATCATGCACAACCAATTCTATAGGATACTCAACTGCGGCAGGAACTCTATCATCTAATTCACAGGTGTAAATAGGAAAATTACATTTAGGTAATTTNTTNCTCATCATAGAAGTCATACTTCCTGCATCTTCGGTATCTAAAAACCGACTCATCGGGTCTAGTATAAAAGCTTTATCAATATTGGGTAAAACACCAATCATTGCGTTTATAGCCCAAACTTCATCAAACTCTACACTATGTGTTTGCGAAAGGTGAAAATCTATTTGGCTTTGCCCCATAGCAACGATTGCAACATTTTTACCTTCTAATTCCTTCATGCTTGTGGTTGTATTTTAAGTTGATCATTTCTTGCTTCATCTCTAACATCTTTATATTCACCAAGAACTTTTAATAAAGCTAAAGCTTCTTGAAATTTTTGTTCATATAACATAATAGTTTCAGGAGCTTCTTTCATAAATACTGCACCTTCTACTAAAGCCCCATATAACATAGCGTTAGGGGCATTATCAGAAAGCCATGTTTGATTATCGTTTCCAACAGTTGTTAAAGAATTAGGTCTATAGTTGTAATGAAGTTCGAAATCTAATGTAGCGTTAGGAGTAGGAGCTAATAAAAAAGTATCGTCATCAAACTGAGAATAATATAAAGGCAATCCTTCTGTAGCTGCTGAGGGAGTATAGTCTCTAATCCAGGAAACGTGTTTTAATAATAAATAACTATAATTACCTGAACTATCAATTAAAGCTAAGCTAAAAGGTGATAAAAAGTCTGAAGGCGTTGCTAAATAAGTATTACCTTGCGTAGCTCTACCTGTAACGTTTTTACGAAAAACAGGAAGTTGTACTCCTTTTAAAATTCTTTCTTCTGTTGTTTGTATAAAAGTATCTAAATTATTAACAAAAGTAGTTTCTGTATTATCTAAATAATCTTGTATCGCTGTTTTTAATGTTGCGTATGTAAATCCTGCCATTAGTCTCCACCTGCTTCTAAAGTACCTACTTCACCTGTTCCAAACTCTCCTTCAAATACACTACCTATAGGATCATCGGTAACAGTCATTGTTCTAGTTCCACTAGGGCTTGTTGTACTATTTATAACCGCTGTTGAAGGATCTATTGTAGTAACAACACCCAAACCTGCTTGAGGTAACGGAACGTCAGGTCTAGGTCTCCAAAGAAGTTCTGCGTCTGCTCCTATACTTGGTGGGTCTAGTTGTGGATGTTTAGGTTCGTAACACTCATGACAAACTCTATTGTTTTCCCAAGTTCCTCGTGCTTCTTTATATGGATATCTAAATCCGCAAGTATCGCAGATAAAGTAAGCATATTTTCCTGAAGCATAAGCCATTAGATATACTCTTGTTTAGGAACTAATCTAATATTAGAACGGTCTTCGTCATAACGTAAAGCGTTAGCTAAATCTCTCTCATATAAATCCTGTATGACAGGAAGTTTCTGAACATTTTTCTTTATACATAAATAATAAGCTAAACCTGATACTAAGCAAGGCATAAATCGTGTAGGTATATCTACATCGTTAAGAGAAGCCGCAGCATCCTCTATAGTACGCCATACATAGTAAATGAGTTTGTCCGTTGAATTCTCGGGCGTTGGATAAAGATGAATAACAGGAGACTTTTTACGTTCTAACCAAAATTCTGTAGAACGTGATTTAGTAGCCTTGTTGGGAATACTTATATACTCATTCCGATCTATTCTGTCTAAGGGATAATCAGTAACTACAGTATTAACTGTTCGTTCTACATAAGCGTCTAA